ATGGGTTCAGATGATTTATTTAAAAAGAGGCGAGAAGCTAGAACTCAAAGGAAGCATGAATACAAGCCCCCCAAGGCAAATTCTTATTTAATTGTTACAGAGGGAGAGCGTACAGAACCATTATATTTTAAGGGTATGCAGAAACTTATACAAGAGAAGGTAGGTGGAGTAGTAGATATTATAGAACAGCCGCTTATTGACGTACATGGTGAAGGTTGTTCTACGACTAGACTTGTTGAAGTAGCAGACCAAATTATAAAAGATGCAAAAATCATCTATCAAAATGTATGGATTGTGTTTGATAAGGATGATTTTGATGACTTTGACCAAGCAATACAAGAAGCTATAAATAGAGGATATAATGTTGCTTGGAGTAATCAGTCTTTTGAATATTGGTTATATCTGCATTTTTATTATAGTGATTCTGCGTTACACAGACACCAATGGAATGCGAAGCTAGATGAAATTTTTAAGAAAAATAATTTGGGTGATGGGACATATCAAAAAAATTATGATGATATATATAGCTTGGTAGATATATATGGTGGTGTAACTGTCGCAATAAAGCATGCAAAACGTAGGATGGCTGAATTTGAGAGAGGTGGATACAAACCATCAGAATATGATCCGGGAACAATGGTATATAAATTAGTAGAATCTTTGAAAGTGTACTTAGAGTAAGAAAAACATTGTAATGGATAAGATACAAGGTAAGTGCAAGTGAATGGGGTAGATTCACTTGCACTATTTTTTTACCATCCTTTAATCTGTTTTATCTGTTCTGCCCGTTCGGGATCTCTGTGATACTGTAGCTTGAATTGTATCGTTTCAACCACTTCTTTTCTGGCTTCATCATCCAACTGGTAAAAGGAAGTCAGCAAATTATCCACATCCGGCATACTGTTTTTCCCGAAAAGATACATAAGCGGATACATGGAATTTTTTAAATACGTTTTTACCCGATTTCCGTCAAGAGCTCCGTTCAATCCATTGGGTAATGTAGGATATATTTCTTCTTCTGTGATTGCACCGGAAAAGGGACTGGCAGAGCATATCTCATTCACATCAATTTCTAATTCATTTGCCAGTCTAAGTGCAAAGTCAAATCGGATATTAGTAGCAAGGAGCGTGTTGCTAGTCGGCAGAGTGGAAGGAGAACCTAATATCAGAGCACTTGTTCAGATAAAAAATAATTTGGCACAGTTCGGACATCCCAAGGCATTTGAACTGATGGAACGTGGTTTTAAGTGGATGGGAGATTATGAGATTACAGCGGATGAAGTGCTTGGTGGTATTGCCCCAAAAGCAAATAAATTAGAGCAGGCAAAGCGGATGCTTCGGGAACTGGCAGAGACTTCTAATGCGGTACAGAGTAATGAGATTTTTGATATGGCTGAGGAACAGGGAATTTCTAAAAGAACATTGGAAAATGCCAAAAAGGAGCTGGGCATCAGGGCAAGAAAAATCAATAACTCATGGTATTGGGAACTGGATAAGATAAAGCAGATTTAAGGGAAGAACGCAACAATGCAGACTATATATAATTTGCGGTGATGAACTTTGCAAGGTTGCAAAATGTATAGACATTGCGTTGTTGCGGTCTTGATGGAAAGGATGGATTGATAGGATTGAAAAATGTGCAGATTTCAGAGGAATTATTTATTGCACTCCTTAAATATCACTTGGTGGAAAGGGATGATGTTTTATTGGAGATAAAGAAAGGTTTGGAAGAAAAATTGGAAGCTACATTGATGCAGCAAGCATCAACATAGATGTGAGCTTTGAGGGGCACAGCTACAAAGCCCGGGTGACATTCAAAAGAAATGACAGCAACACGGTGTACGGTATAAGCATCGAAAGTGACGGAGTGGAGGTGATAGTAGAATGATAGATGAGGACATCATGGAGAAGATCATACCGATTCCTGACGAGGAAGAGGAAATGGAAAACATAGAAGCAGAGCTTGCAGAGGCGGACTTCCCGATCACGAACTTCAAAAAAGGCGGAGTGTTCTATCATATCATCCGGATGTTTGTGACATTGTTTATCGAGCTGAAACAGCTTGCAAGGACGATCTTGAACTCCTGCTTCATCCTCCATGCACAAGGAGATTGGCTTGAGATCAAAGCGGCAGACTTCTCCAAAAGCCTGAAGGAGGCTGTGAAAGCGAGAGGCTATGTGACAGTGTACCGGGCAGAATATGACAATGCCGTACAGATAACAAAAGGGCATTGCTTCAAGACGGAGCCGGATGCATCAGGCAACGAGCTGAAGTTTTACGCTGTGGAAGATACGGTCATAGATGCCGGAGCTCAGACCGGGAAGGTGCTTGTGGAAGCGGAAGAACCGGGAACCTACTACAATGTAGCACCGGGCAAGATAACTATATCCATGATACATATTGATGGAATGGACTATGTAACCAATGAAAAAGAGTGGCTGATCAGGGAAGGAGCTGACGTGGAAGACTACGAAGACCTGAGAAGCCGATGTACAAGTAGTTGGGCGGAGCTTGCGACAAGAACGATTGAAGAAAAGCTCAGAAACGCTGCAAGGTCAGTGCCGGGTGTACTGGATGCAAGGGTGGACGCACAGCATCCAAGAGGTCAGGGTACCGTTGATATTATCATCACGAGCTCTGCCGGGGAAGCATCACCGGAGCTGACAGCAAAAGTTGAGGAGGCAGTCGAACCTCTGAAGGGACAGTATGCGGACTATCTTGTCAGATCGAGTGAGGTAGTTGTACAGGACATCAATGTGATCATATACCTTGCACAATATGCTTCAACAGATGGAGTAAAAGAGAAAGCACAGAACATCATCACCAACGTCATGAAACTGCCGAGAGATGAGATGAATACCCTGTACAAGGACAGCATCATCAGTGCTTTGTGTGAGATTGAGAACTACAGGAAGACGGTGTTCAAAGCCCCGACAGAAGATATGGAACTCAGTGGAGACAAGGTGATCATGGCAGGGAACATCACCGTGGAGGTTAAAAATGTAAAGGGAGAGTGATAAGATGGAAAGCTTTATTGAATATATGTGGTACCTCTTCACCTCTCCTTTTAAGAAAGTCAAGAAAACCCTGAATCACTGGTACACCCTGTGCAAAGTGTTCGGGAAAAGGCTTGATGAATGCAAAGAAGACCTTCTCCGGGCAAGGGATGAAGGCATGGTTGCAACCTGTAGCGATGAGATGCTCTCGGTACACGCAGCAGACCGAAATCTGAGCAGATACACCGGGGAATCACCGGATAACTTCCGATCACGAATAGCAATGTATGAGGAAGTGTGTCAACTTGGAGGACTGAATGAGGGCATTATCCTCGCGGTAAAAGCTCTCGGATACACCAACCCGGTCATCCGAAGTGCAAGGGACTTCAAAGGTGATATAACGAGGTGGGCGGAGTTCTACCTGATCATTGTCATGGACGTGGATGAAGAGCATCCGATCGCCTTTAGCATCCTAAGAAAGACCGTCCGGCAATGGAAAGAGGTTGAAGCCAAAGACAACTACTATATGGAATACAAGACGGAAGTCAAGGAGCCTCACACGGGGGCATTCCAAAGAGTGGACTATAAGAAGTTTATCTACTTCTATGATTATCTGAAGCTTGATGGAAAATGGCAGCTTGATGGTAGCCATCTCCTTGATGCGGTGGTACATGGTTATCCTACACGAATCGGATACCTGTACCGGAGTAGATACGAGCAGCATTCCGCAGGACTGTCAATGGCATCCTTCCGGAACAAACATACGCTGATCACAACAGTGAGTGCAAAGATGGGGTTCCGGGCGTATGCAAATTACTTCGAGGGCTTCTATCTGAAGACAGATGGAAAATGGCAGCTTGATGGCAGCCACACACTGGATGCCTTAATATACAACGGGGGTATCCGGTGGAGCACTGGGTACCGGGTAGAACATGAGCAAAATATCCGGATAAAACAGCAGTACAGGGCGCATAGTGTCAGCAACAGATATGACATAAGCCGGGAGAATGTGGCGTACAGGCTCACGATAGACTTCTTTGAGTACCTGAAGCTCAATGGACTGTGGAATCTCACAGGGTCGAGAGCGATGGACTCTCAGAGAGTAGAGTATCCGACAAAACAGTCCTATAAAACGGCAGTACACAACAAAGAGAATCTGACCGTCACATGGCACGAAGAACACAACCTCTTCTTCCTTGACGGTACATGGAGCCTTGACGGTTCCAAGATCATAGACGCATATCAAAAAACGGAGGTAATGTAGAAATGGCAACAAAAAGCGTTATCACAAAGATTCGTAGAAAAAAGATGGCTGAAGCGAGCCATACTACAGGGAAGATCGCGAAGATCACCCACATCGCCCTTGGAAGTGGCGGAGTGGATGCAAACCGCAAGGTGATCGAGCCTCTTCCTGAGAATGTAAGACTTAAACATGAGGTAATCAGAAAACCATACACGTCATCCACAAAGGTGTCAGAGACGAGCTATGAGTACGTGATCAAACTCGAAGAGAATGAGCTCATCGGCGTGGAGATCAGCGAGATGGCTCTGATTGATGAGGATGGCGATGTGGCTGCGTTCTCAAATTTCTTGGCAAAAGGCAAGGATGAGACGGAAGTGACCTTCACCATCGAGGACAACTACTAGGAGGTGTAGAAGATGGCAAACCTGAAAGCATCAGACAACCCTACATTCAACACAGAGATGGAAGCGATGGAGAGAACTACTCCGGGACACTATTCTGAGTGGAATAAGAGACACCAACAGCTTCTTGACAATGATCAGTACCTGAAAGACCAGAAGGATGACGAAGGCTTCAGTGTGGTCGATGGCAAGCTGTGTGTAACATATGAAAGAGAGGACTAAGAAGATGAGTAAAATTACAGAGCCGATGTTATTGGACGCAACAGGCAAGGAAATCGTGGAGAAACTCCACACACAGAATATGCTTCTGAACCTTATGGCAGGAGCAGCAATGGAAGGTACAACGAGCATGGCTGAGATCAGGAAGATCGTGCAGGCAGGCAAAGCATCTGAAGTGTACAACATCGGTGATCAGATCGTGGTGCCGTGGACAGATGTGGCTACCGGACAGAAATATGAAGCAGTGGGAGACATCGTCCACTTCGGAAATGTAACTTTAAAGGATGGCGAAGAAGTGCCGGGTATGTTTATCCAGTGGCATTATGCGACTCCGTTCGGTGTACAGTTTGACAACAATGAGGCATTCTATACAGCGAGTGAAGCAGAACTCCCGGCAGGAACCTACAACATCACGGTTGGAGCTAACTGGGGAAAAAACTGCAAAACTGGCGAGAAATATCAGTTTGTACTCACCAAGCCTGTACCACAGGGCGGTATGCTTGTAGGATTTTGGGGAATGCCTGACAAGACCCCGGCAGAGTGGAGAGTCAGCTCCTACAGGGACGGAGCATCCACTGAAGCAATCGAGACCGTGAACGTAACAGCAGGCTCCACAGGAACATCCCTCGGTACATTTACTCCGGCAGGAGATGGCTCTCTTAACAGTCTTCACCGCCTGAGCTATGGATATAACAGGTGGTCACAGAGTGCTATGAGACAGTGGCTCAACTCCGACAAGCCTGCCGGACAGTGGTGGACATCTCAGAATAAGTTTGACCGTGTACCGGAACAGCACGCAACAAAAGCAGGCTTTATGAGCGGCTTTGAGAAAGAGTTCCTTGACTGCATTCAGCCGATCAAGGTAGTGACTGCCCTCAATACGGTATCTGACAAGGCAGACGGGGAAACAGAGGTCACATATGACACATTCTTCCTTCCATCCTTGGAACAGATGTACATTACCCCTCAGCTTGCCGGAGAAGGCGATGTTTGGGAATATTGGAAGAGAGCGTCCGGAATGTCAACAAAGATGCAACAGTGGCAGACATATCCTCAGATCAGAACCTATGCGATTGAAAGCCACACATCAGCGCAGACCGTGCGCTTGCGCTCGGCTAATCGTGACTACGCGTGCAGTACGTGGTTTGTGTACAGCTCGGGCTACGTCTACGGCAGCACCGCAGTCGACGCGCTTCGCTGCGCCCCGGTTTGTGTTATCTGCTAATCGCGGCATCATGTATCATCCCCTGCACCCACGGATGCAGGGGATAGACCAAAAAGAGAAGGAGGACATGGTGTGGCAGTAGCAGAAGGCGAGAGAAGCCAAAGCAAACTTGAAGTCATAGTGAGAGCCTTGGACTTGGCAACGTACACTATCAGGATAACAAACAATCAGAAGATATTCCTACCGGAATACAGAAGCTCCCTGACCGATGATATCATCAGGACAGCAAAAGACATCTACATTGATGCATGGACAGCCAACAACATCCTAGTAAAGTCTGCGGATGACTGGAAGATGAGAAAAGCCCTTCAGGAGAGAGCTGCCCGGAACTGTAACAATCTTCTTGCACTGATACAGCTTGCAAAGACGATCTTTCACTTGAAATCAAAGCGAGTGAAATATTGGAGCGAGAAGACCATTGATGTGAGAGGATATCTGAGAAGTTGGAGAGATGCAGATAGTAAACGCTACGGCAAATAGCCGGAGCTTTACCATAGGGATGTAGGCTGTAACGCAGAACGTGCGCTTGCGCTCGGCTAATCGTGACAACGCGTGCAATACGTGGAATGTGAACAGCTCGGGCAACGTCAACAACAACAACGCAGTCAACGCGCTTCGCTGCGCCCCGGATTGTGTGGTATTAAGGACATACAAACTATCTCACAGAGATGGAGTCCGACCAATCTAACACAAGGAGCCGAGTTCCCTGCCAATAGGCAAAACAATACTATGATGATGTAATCACCGCCCCGATTGGGAGGTGTGCGCTATCAACATCATGGAAATGAATTGAATAATGAAGAGGATATCATAGGGTTTGAAGCCTTGTTTGAGTCCATGCAGAAATGCAAGAAAGGCGTTATGTGGAAGGGGTCAGCCGCCCACTACGTCCTCAATGGACTGGAAGAGACCCTGAAGCTTGAAAAACAGCTCAAAACAGGGACATATAAAGCAAGGCAGACAACGAAGTTCAGAGTGACATACCCTAAGCCGAGGGATATCGTGAGTATATGCTTCAGAGACCGAGTATATCAGCGGAGTCTCAATGATAATGCCATCTATCCGGCAATGACCAAGAGCTTCATCCAACATAATTGTGCCTGTCAGAAAGACAAGGGCACGGACTATGCAAGGGCGGTGCTTGATGAGTTCCTACATCGACATTACAGGAAGTACGGACGGGCAGGCGGAGTCTTGCAGGTGGATGTACATGGATATTATCCCAACATGAAGCATCAGGTCGCAAAGGACAAGTTCAAGAAACACCTTGAGCCGGACATCTACAAGCGAGCGGAGGCGGTACTGGAAGATCAGTATGAGGGCGATGTCGGATATAATCCGGGAAGTCAGATGATACAGATAGCAGGAATCTCCGTACTTGATGAATTAGATCATTTCATCAAGGAACAGCTCGGAATCAAGAGATATCTGAGATACATGGATGATTTTCTGCTGATGCACGAAGACCTTGAGTACCTTGAATACTGCAAAGACAAGGTAATCGAGAAATTGGCTGAATATGGCTTTGAACCGAACCCTAAAAAGACAAAAGTGATACCGATAACAGAAGAAATCCTCTTCCTTGGTTTCTATTACAGGCTGACAGAGACCGGGAAGATAATCATGAGACTGAATCCGGCAAATGTGAAGCAGGAACGCAAGAAATTATACAGGCTAGTGGCTAAAGCTAAGAAAGGCGAGTCATCAAAGGCTAAAGTTGATGAATGCTTCAACGGATGGAAAGACCACGCAGCAAAAGGAACCTCCTACCAACTTTTGAGACGGATGGAGGCATATTATAAGGAATTATGGAGGAATCAAGATGGAATATCGACAGATCAAAACAAGCGTTTATGAAGAACGTGAAAAAGAGAACATGAGAGCCACCATCGCAGAACAGGCAGCCATCATTGACTATATCGCTCTGATGACGGATGTTGAGCTCCCGACTCAGGATACAGGCATGGAAGAAAGCGAGGTACAATAGTATGACAACACAGAAACCACAGAAACAGACGGAACACAGCAGAAACTTTGAAAAATACAAAGGATATTATGATCACGGCTTTTGGAATGCCAAGATGCTCAAGAACGCGGTAGTGAAGAAAGCTATCACAGCGGATGAGTTCGAGGAAATCACAGGAGAGGCTTATACAAAATAGTGAAAACGCCTGCCACGGTATCCGGACACACCGACCGGATGACTTTGGCAGGCTTTTATAAAGGAGGCAGCCTTGAGACGTATTGAGATTAAGATAAGGCTAAACGTCCCGGAATCAAGTGCGATTCTGAATGACATCAGCCGCTTGATAGAGCGGTACCTGAAAAGGAATAAAATTGAATTTCACAGCATAGATGCAAGGGTCAAATTCGATGATGATGAGTAACGTTATTCTCATCGAATGTGTCAAAAAAATGAGAGGGCGAAAGCCCTCTTTTTGAGTCTGCTTTCCGGGAACTATTTCCGAAAAGTTTTTGACAACGATTTTGAGAATTTGTGACAAAAATTTTGAGCAGCTACAATGTTGAAGCTATTTGGCAGTCGGTGGAGATTATGTGCTCTCTATTTGTAGAGACCGCTACATGGGTAGCGGCAGAACTAAACTATGAGTATAACAATACAGAAGCAAACAATGGCATGTATTTTTTACAATCAGTAAAAGATTTACCCAAGGATGCAAATGAGGTGCTGTAG